CGATCTTACATACCAGATATGGGTTTGGATCAATCTCTAACAGGTAAGATTATGTGTGCCTGTGCCGTGCTGGTTGCTGGGGCGCAGTGGTATAAGCAAGGAGTAAAGAATGATAAGTCAGATTAAACTATATTTAGGCGCTGCCGCCATGGCTGTAATCGGTATATTTGCAGCTATATTTAAGTATCGCGGCGCTAAGATTGAATCGCTTAAAAGTGACAATTCAACGCTTAAAGAAAACTCAGATAAGTTAGATGATGTCATCCAGAAAAAAGAAAAGGAGATTGAAATCCGTGAAACTATTAACAAAATCTATTATAGCCCAGGTAGCGTTGATGAGTCTCTTGAGCGGTTGCGCCAGCGCAGAAAGGATCGTGAAAGTAGAAGTAAGTAATTGCTCGATAGTTCCTTACATTCAACTAACAGAAAAGCAGGAGGATGCTTTATATCTTGATGAGTTGTTTCATCAGCTGTTGATTGATATAGATAGGCAGTCTCAAGTTATAGATGAGTGCAAACAACGATAAACGCCGGCACTGTGTTAGCTGCCGACGTTAGCGCATTTATGGATTTGAATATAACAAACCCGTTTAATATCATACTGGCGTTTTACTTTACCACTCAGATTTTAAACGGGCTTAAGAAGTGAAAAGAAGCCCCGTTTATAGGGGCTTATTGTTTGCATTTAATCTAGTAGCCATTCATTCTATGCAATGGCTATGCTGTTTGGTCGTTGCGTTAAAAATAGCCATTATAGTGGCTTTTTGTTACCTGTATTTTTTAATTGAATATCCTATCTGCTTACCCCATTTGTCAGCACCAGCAACAGTTAAGTGTGTCCCGTCTGCATTCATAAAGCCTGAAGGTATACCGTTTCTATAAGTTATACCTCCCTCATTACAGGCATAAACTCTCTTAACTGCAAACTCTTGGTGAATTTCATCTAGAGCCGTCCTAACATCCAAATGCTGCGTTGGAAAACCTATTTCAACAGGTATGTCAATTAAAAACACCTCCATTTCTTTATTTATGAACGTTATGTAATCCAAAATTAAAGCTATGTTTCCATAATAAGAATCTGGATACCTGTTTAAGTGCTGTTCGATAGTTGAAAAAGTACTATATGGCACATCCCAGCACGTTTCGGGGAATGATTTTACATCAGCAACAGTCCCAGTTACTCCACCGTTTGTTCCTATTTGTATAGTGCAGAACGCTGCCAAGGAGTAATCAGGTAACGTGTATGAGCCGCCACCCTGCCTATCTAGTACGGGGGTCATTATCCCAACTAGCCTACCAGCCTCGGCACCACTTGACCCAAAGTTAGTAAACCCGCCAGGCTCTACTATTTGAGTTACTTTTCCAACATAAGATCCATCTGGAAACCCAAAAGTAATAGAGTCTCCAAAGTAAAATGCTTGCTTTGTTGAAAATCTATTACTTAGGCTTTCTGCGCCGCCTATTGGCTGATTGTCTATTGTTACTGGGCCAATAAAGTTAATGCTTTTTATCTGTGTGTAGTCCTTGCTTGCTGGTAAGAAAAACGAACCCACATGATCATGAGTTCCTACAAATTGAGCTGCATCTAAGTAATGAACAACTTCTACAGTTTTTGTTGATCTTCCGATCATTATGTAAGTGATACCGAAATCATCTGTAGTGTTGATAATTGGTTTTGCTGCGGCGGTAATTAGTGGCTGAAATACCCCATTGTTTGTATAAAAACCATCAGCATCAAATGTTGCTCCTGCGGAGTTGATATTGAAAACAACTTGGCTAGAACTAACCACGCTTGGCACACTTGCGTTTTCATATCCTACGCTTTTAATTACGTTACCATCAACCGTCACATCGCCAGCAAAGTTTACCCACGTGACCCCCTTAAGAGTTCCAGCGTTTGGTGCCCATAGTGACCCTATTTGAGAATGAGTTTTAAAATACGCTGCTGCATCTAAGTAATGAACAATCTCTATAGTGTTTAATGTTGAAGAATAAAATATATAAGTTATACCAAGATCTAAATTTGTATTTACTACAGCCTTGTTTGTTATGTTTGGTATCAATGTAAACTCGCCTACAGAAGTGTAGTAAGCGCCTGTTATACTGAAATTACTAGCAGCAGTGTCTATCTCAAGAGCGGCCTTTACTATACTTGGCACAGAGTCTCGATCTGGCCCTTCTTTAACGTATGGATTGCCGTATCTAACACCGTCAACAGTAAAGAATCCGTTAAGAACTGGATCAGTGTTTAGCGCCTCGGTAAAGTACCCGAGCGATACGTGAGTATCTACGTCTACAGCTTGCCCCAATGCGTAAACATGCAAAGTGTTATCAGTAGTTTTTAAGTAAACGAAATAGAAAGAACCCGTGCCGACAAAAGAGTTTATAGCCGTTGCAGGCATTGAAGCTACTGTATCACCGTAGGCAACCCTAGCTAACGAGTTCCATGTTATAGTTTTTGCTAAAGTGTCTATTACTATCAGATCAGGACTGAAGTCATTAATGCTTGTTCCTTGCCTGAACTTTACATTTTCAGTAGCCAACTGATAAGCTTGACTTGCTAAATCACCAGACGATTGCACCCAAGACCCAGTACCAGTAGCGCCGCTTTTTCTGTACGTCCCATTGTTTGTTGCGGTTGGGTCATTTGTTACGTATGCTATAGATCCGTCTTTTGGGGCTAAGTCTGCATCCATCGCAGACCTGCTATCGTACCCATAAACCCCATCAACGCTTTCAGCGGCTGCAACGGTTTCATTCCTAAGTACCAGCGTCTCATCCCTGTAACCCTTAGCCTCTAAAACCAATTGTTCGACATATGCAATTTCTGGAGGCGTTAGCGGCTCGTTACTTAGTAGCAGCTCGCCAAGTGTTGTAGCAACTGTATTTGAGTTAACAATAACCTTTTTAATCTGCTGAAACTTACCGTTGCTTTGGTTGTATCGCATCAGTACAGCGAACACGCCGAACTGAACATTTATTGAGTAAGAGCCATCCGCGCTAGTTTTATAAACAGCTGGGGAAGTGGTCATTACCTCACCTGCCCCTTGAAGGGTTATGAATTGTATCTCTGCAAAACTGGCTATCTCGCCGTAAGGATCAAGTAAAACACCTGCTATTTGAACTGACATATAAAGTCCTTAATCTGGAGTGTCGCCACTACCATTAATGAATCGTGCTGTATCTGTGTATTGTATTGTAACAGTTGCGCCTGATTTAATTAAGCCGCTACCAGGTAAGCCGCCAGAGCCTCCGCCAATACCGCCAGCATTGACACCGCTTTGACCCCATCCACCACCATTTATTCCGCCAGTACCTACGCCGCCATTCCCGTTTGTATCGCCGTTACCACCTATATCACCGTAGGTTACGCTGCTTAACTCGTAAGTAACACCAGCAGCTCCGCCTATCGCTGGAGTATTACCAGCCCCAGAGCCGCCTCCGTTACCTGGATCACCTTCAAACGAACCGCCAGAGCCGCCACCGCCACCACCAGGGGCGCGTAAGTAACCGTCAGCAGTTGGGTAGGTTGGGTTTCCTGTTGCGCCCTCCAGAAATATAGAAGTTCCCACCCCATCAGCGTTAAAACATACGCCGCCATCATCGCCATCCCCAGCTCTAGGTTGTTGCACCCAAGGAGGCTGCCCGGGTTCAAACTCCCTTTCCCATCCTGCGCCGTTACCGCCTTCGCCTGAATGAGATTGCCAGTCCGTGCCGTTAATGCAAATAATAGTTACAGTAGAACCAGCAGCGAAAGCGCCGTTTCTCATTGATGGATTGCTTGTATCATCAGATAGCACAGTGCAGTTATCTAGAACCACAGTCCAGTCAACAGCTTGCGATGGCCTGCCAGCAAAATCATTGTGTATATCAATTTCTGAAATTACAGAGTCTTTGCGATAAGTTATATTTTCTCCGCCGCCGCCAGATATTGCATTTAGGTATGTTGTCGCCTTCACTTTGTAAGCGCGACCTACGCCTTTGTAAGAGTATAGCGGTTTAACTTGTGTAACTTGCGCCCTAACAACTTCGCTACCGCCTTCAACGTTCTGCAAGTCTTGATGGGTGAATGAGACAATATCTCCAGCAAAATAATTTAAATACTTCTCCTCGCAATCCCAAGAGTATTCGCGCGGTTCAATACTGAACCTAGAAGTATTTCTTTGCACTCTTAGCGTTGCGTCATTAGTATTAAGCAATGAAGATGATTCTAGTTCGACAGATTTAACCGATCCGTAAAAATCTGAACCCTCGTAAGTTGTATCAGAGTTAATGGCAACTTTTTTATAATTACCAGCATCATTATTTTCAGTCTTGAAAGGCTTGTCGTATTTAACGAAAGTTCTAGACGCTCTCATTTCTGGCTTTGTAGAGTAAGTAAACCCAAGCTCAGTAATACCTCTGCCAACCACGATATCCTGAGACGGCTCTTTCCATGCTGAAACTGCAGATACTTTTATTTTTGCAGGCTCTAAAGCTGACTCCCAAATGTCTAACATGTAATCCATGCAAAGGGAGTTGATTCTATCTTTAACAGCTATTGGCTCGTGCCATACGTTTGTGATCGTAGTTCCCGCCCAATAATCATCAAACTCAGCTTGCCATGCCGTAGCATCTAGATAATTAGCTGGAAGCTCTGCGGTCAGTAAAAGCTCCGTTAAGTAATCAGACATTGATTGCTCATCTGACACCCTGCATATCTGAATGTTATCCCCTGCTTCATGGTCTTCCGCTACGGTTCTAGATATGGAATTTCCACCCGTACCCTTTACACCATATGAACGAGTTTGAACTGTTAATATCTCAGTGCCTGAGTCATAAGACACGGGTGTCATTAAGTCGTCACCAATCTTGATTGCTTGAGGCAATGATGACCAATTGTACTGCGCGTCATTAACTGGGATCGCAGTTGTAGATGAATTAATATCAAGCCTCAAAACTGTATCTGTTGACGGCGGATATTGGTTGTAGTCCTTGTAAGTGCGCTCAAGGTACGATTTGCAGGTTAGCGTGTAATCACCGCTAGCTGATACCTTTAACGCTTCAGATAGGTATACAGAGGTGCTAGTGATGGTGTTTATTCCACCTTCACGCGTAAACCTGTAAAGCTTAACTTCTCGACCACTCAAAAAGTTACGGGCGTTAAACTTGGACATGTAAGTGCCATTTGGCGTGGTATTTACTGGGCCTGGATCACCTTCCCAATCATTAAATGTCACCGATAAACTTCCACGGCTTGCCATGCCGTCAAGCTTTAGTGTCGGTGTTGTTTCAGATATAGATTTAATCTGCCTGTAAATAGGATGACCGGCTTCAAATTCATTTACACTGATTGGCACTTTCGCTGTGCCGAAATAATACGTCCACGTATCATTACCATTCTCTACACAAGTAATCGGCGTGTGGTAGCCTTGCGACCAGTTAACGCCTTGCGGGATTGTGCATGTGCCGTTAACGTATGGCAGTTCAATAGATAAAACCTCAAAATGTTCAATACTCATAGAACGTACCCCGTCCAACAGCTAAACTTCATCGATACGTTTTGAAGCTCTCTTGTCTGGGGGTGGGCCTTAACTGATGACGGTACACAGTCATAACAATAGTAGCCGCGATCGCCTCTTGTCTCTTCCTCAACAACAAACATCCCATTCCTAACGGCGAACCCTTGCATGGGAACCCAGACTTCTTCAATATCTATGTTGGTTATATTGTTGAATTTAAGAGTGCCGCTAACGCCTGTTGACTCAATAACTTTAGCTGTAGGCATTCCCAAGTTGGTTTGTGTTCTCTGCTTGTATGCAGGAGTCGACCAAGGTCGAGCGTATCCAGATTCCTCGCCACCATTTGGAACATTCCAGCAAGTGCCAGCTGCTAAATATGCAACGCCAACAATAGAGTTAGATAGTATCTTAGTAAACGTTATGCGCCACTTAGTGTAAGTTGTACTAGATGTGTTAACGTGCATTATCGTGGAATCTGATGTTATGTTATAAGTACCATCGACAACATAAGCCACGCCATCCCAGTACTCGATATCAATCTTTGATACTTTGCCGAATACATCTAAGCCAGATAGGCCGATATATCCAACTTTATCAGTTTCTAGCTCAATCCTGAAAAAGTTAGAGCTTGTGCCGCTGCGATATATTTCTGAGAAATCCTTATTTAAAAGGTACTGAAGCGGATTGGCTCCAGCGTCCTCCGATATCGTTACATTCCCGCCTGTTAGGGTGTTACTTGTTGAGATATACATTTTTTACCCCAGTGTAATTTCGCCGCTGTTAATCTTCTTGTTCATAACGCTTGCGAAAGCCTCAGCTAATTCGTCGCCATCTTCTGCGGTTATTGTAACAGTATTGCTAACGTCAGACACTTGACCACCACTACCGATAGACTCGTTAATCTCAACCTCGCCTGTAACTGATGGCTGCTGCGCTTCTCCTGCTGATGATGAGGCCGACGGGCTTGATACTGTGCCGCCACCTTTCTGCGAGCTATTTACCGCTGCTAGCTGTATCGCTCCGTTTGCAGCAATCGCCGCCGATGACGCTATAGCCGCTGGATATGGTAAATCAGCAAACTGCCTAGAGATTGCCATTGCGGTATCCGCAACAATTAAGCCAGAGCGAATGGCTTTGTTATCATCAAATAGCGCCGTGTTGATCGCCATGGCTGAAGACAACCCCACATCCTCCATGCGTCTTTTTTGTTTCTCTGACTTCTCCTCTTCTTTTATGTCAGCCTTTCTAAGCTTCTCTTTGTCTTTTGCAGCTTTATCTTCCTGCTTCTTTTTGTCGTCAAGGAATTGCTGATGTTTATCGAGTTGAGCTTGGTATGCTTCCGCTTGCCTTTCGTCGCTTTCTTCATCTAAGGCTAATAAGTTTTCTGTAAACTCATTCTCAAGCTCTAGCATTAGCTCTTTATTTCCTGCGGCTAACTCTAGCTCCCTTTCATACTTCTCTATTAACAACTCTTCTTCTGTTTTAAATCGATCCATTAGGGATTGAATTGCTTTGGCGTTATCGTCAGCGGTTAATAGCGTACTGCCGCCTGCTGTCGGGGTTTCCTCACCTCCTGATCCTTCTTCAGGTAGGGTTAATCCGCTGGCCTCTGCAAGTTCAGCCTGTATAGACTTTCTTTCTTCTAGCAGCTCGTTAATGTCTTCTAGCGCAAACTTTTCTTGAGTGGTGTTGAATGTAAGCGTATTCCAAACTCTACCCCATCCAGACTCAGCATTAACCATGCTTTCCTCTAGGGTGGCTATCTCTTCATTTATCTCTACCAGTCTAGATGTTAGCTGCGCCTGAGTACCTTCATTAAGCGAGGCGTAAAAGTGAGCAGCTTTATCTGCTGTATCGATGAACGCCTCACCAAGAGCCAGTAAGACAGTATTAGTTAGGCTCTCAAGTGACTTTGCAGCTAGATCTGCGCTTTGCCCCATCTTAATGAACATATCGATATCATCATCAGATAACGGGACAACTACCCCCGCCATTGCATCACTAACTGCTTGAAGCTCTCTGCCACCATCTTTTAGTAATGGTATTAACTTAGTTGTATCGCTAGCCATGCCCTCCAGCGCATGGGACATCTGCACTGCTGAAACGTTCGCCTCCTCCATGCGATCAACCATTTCTTGCAAAACTTCGGGGCCTGACAATTCTGAAAACTCTAGAGCTAACTCTCTAGCCTCATCTTTTGTTAGCTTCATTGCATCAGCGAAATCCTGAAACCCACCACCGCCAGTGTTAAGGAAGTCTCCAACCTTTTCCCTAGTGTCTTTTGAGATGTCACCAAGTTGCTCAAGACCGATGCCCACCGTGGCTGTAGCATGTGCCATTAGTTGCAACTCTTCAGCCGCAACACCTGACAAATCTGAGGCTATCTTGATTTCTTTTGCGTATTCGCTAGTAGTTACGGTTAGAGACGTTATTGCAGTTATCGCGGCTCCAGCAGCTGCAGCTACACCAGTGATCGCCCCAGCAGCAATCTTGCCAGTGTTGGACATGTTGAGAAGTGATTTGTCGTTCTTTTCTGTTTGGGTGTCTAGGTCTTTTAATTGCTTTTCAGTTTCGTTTAGCCGCTTCTCCAGCTCTGCGGTTTCCGCTTGCAATTCGACTATTAATTTTTCAGTAGCCATTGTTTATCAGCCCCGTTTCTGACTCGCTCGAAATTGAGCATTAATGAAAGGTCTTGCTTAGGCTCCTGACTTATTTCCGCCAAGGCTAATATTTCTTTGTAATCTAAATTCCAAGCCTCTGAAGGCTGAATGTTTAAATGTTTAACGCAATATTTCCACCAGCCCCACGAATCGAACTCAAAAGGTTTTAGCTTCCCTGCTACACCTGTGAGGTAGTGGCTATCTACTTTTTTTCTTTAACGCCCTCATTGAAGTATGCGTCAACGTCATAAGACAGCTTTACCATAACCAAAGGCCAAGGCTCTGACATGTCATCTTCGCGATCGCTTGGTAACCACCCTACACGAAACATAGCGTCCTCTATCTCGGCAAGCGGTATGCTTTTGTTTAGCGGCTTGATCATAGCGTAAAACAACTGTGAGGCTGTTTCAAAATCCATAACCTCATAAAGCTTTCTGACTCTAGTTAAAGCCCCGTCGCCATCACTTGTGCGCCAACACTCTGTAAACTGAAGCAAAGAACACCACAGGTCTTTACCTGTAGCGCTCTTGAATGACTTCATGGCATCGAGAGTTAGCTTTGCCTCATACTCTTTGTAACATAATTTAATAATCATGATTAAGGAGTCGGTGGCGTCTGAGGCGTTCTAGTTACTTCGCCGCTTGAGTTAAAGCTGATCGCAGTAGATACTTTATCACCATGCGGGATTGAATCGCTCATACCTGTAGGCACGAATGTTCCATCTAGCTTTTCACCAGTAAGGAAGTCTACGCCGTAGGTATCTTGCTTTCCTGTAAACGCTTCGTTTTTGATAGCTTCATAAGCAATATTATTGTTGTAAACGATGGTTCCCGCAATGATAACCTGCTTTCCAGATAGGTTGTCGTCAAGCGAGGTAATCCAGTCGCCAAATGATTTGTTGGAAATATCGATAGGCGTGCCACCATAAGTAATGGTTGCCTCCATCTGCCCTACAACTCCAACGGCGTTTTTAGTAATTAATACCGTAGTTCCATTTATTTCACCAGCCATGTTTAAACCCTCTTTTTAAATGCTAAATAATTTACTGTTAACCCGCCCTGATACCAACTTTCTGAATCGGTCGGGCTGATATTTGATGAGTCAAGTATGCTAACAACTTGGTCATTATAACTTGTTTCTACTCCATCTAGAAACACTGCCTTTATAGTGTCGATGGTCTCTAGGTATTTTGTTCCGTAGTCGCCAGAGTTGAGCTTTGTAAATACTGAAACCTGAACAAGGCCAAGCTGTTCTGATGAGCTGTTAATTGTCTTACCCATCGCAGACTCACCCGCAGGTAAAAAGTAGAACGCAATGTAATAATCCAAGTTGGCTGGATCGAACGTTGTATTTTCCCACGCAATATTGCTTTGAGGTATACCGCTTGATATAAGCAGTGTAGCTAGTGCGCGTCTTATGTTTAAATCGCTCATAATGTTCTAATCTTCTTTTGCATAAGGATTAAGTTTTTACGTACCCAGCCACCTGGAGCTTGCTTTGAGTATCCCCCGCTAGATAGTATTTGGTACTTGCCATCTATCCACGAGCCAAGTTTAACAGGGTTTGGGTATCCGCCGTATTCAAGCAGGTTGATAGGTGGCGAGTTATTCACAAAATATAAAGTTTTGCCCAATACGCTTTTAGGCATTCCGCGTAATACTGATGATATGGAATCAGATCCATTCATTGACGGCTTTCTAGCAGTATTACTAACTTGACTCTTAGTTGACAAAAACCAACTGTTACGAGTGCCGCCTGATTGCGCTGGGGTTTGTTCGATAATGTTTTTCATGCCAGCAAGATAAACACCAGTAACGTCATCGTTAGCCGATTGCTTTAAATCTTCCATAGCCTTCTTAACATTACCCAAACCTTTTAGTGGCATTATTGCTTCCTTACCTGTGCGATATAGGCTAGCGGCACACCTGCTGGCGTTTTATTGTCCACACCAACGACAAGCCACCTATCAGAGCCTTCAATGATGACATTACCGTATTCAATATTAATATCGCCATTAGATACCAACTGCCTATCACCAGCTTTAACGCTCGTGCCGTCAATAGCGTTTTGATTGTAGCTTTTGAAAATAGCGTCAACCAGCTTAACAGTTGTTATAGTTTCAGTTGGCGGAGTTATGCCATCGCCACCAGTTAAGGTTTTAACCTCTTTGAATATGGCGTTAGGGTTTTCGCCAACTGCTTTGTTAGCTTTGCGTAAGCCCTTTTTAACCTTGGCCGCTACACTTGCGCCGCTCATCTTAAGTAACCCATGCTTTCACGACCAAGACCGCTACCATAGCCACCGCCACCGCAGGGTGATTGCTGGAAGCCGATTTTTGTTAGCGGATACATTTGGTTAACAACACCTTGAACCACAGCGTTAATAGATTCGCTTGAGCCGTCTTGATATGTTTCAGAATAAACGCCGTCAACATTGAATCCTGCTAGGCGCTGGCCGCCGCTAACCTCGTTAGTGCTAGCACCAGATTGAATAGCATCAGCTTGATACAGTTGCGATAGCTTAAGCTCGCTGGGTATTGAATCATTACCTACAGCGTTACAGTTTTTATAAACACCTGTGCGCGGATAGATATTAGTTTGGATTTGATGTGTGCGAACACCTTGCAGCGTAGACTCAAGTGGAATAAGTCCTAGATAGCCGTTACGCAATAATACTTCCGCTTCGGTGTCGTCGGTAGGCAATATGATCCCGTACTTAACAGCAAGCGCCCTAGCGTCTACTAGTGATTGATAACTATCGGAGTCTAAAACGCCGCTTCCATCTTCCACGATTAACATAATAAACCCTCTTAAATTTTAACCAAGTATACCATATTGTACTGGTCGGAGCAGTGAAACGAAAGTTTGGCGTTATAGTGTGTTTAAATTAATAAGGAGTGATTGTTATGAAAGGTTTTAAAATAGAGTTGGACTTTAATGAAGTTGTCGAAGATATGTTTTGCGATGCGGATATTGACGAGGATTGCGGCGCTAGACCGTCCAACTCATTTAGTGATGCAGTTAAGGACTCTATAATCTCAAGTGTTAGCAGAGGTATTAAATCGCAGATATCAGCAAGTGCAATAGACTCTGCAACAAAAATGTCTCACAGTGCAGCAGAAAAGTTTATAAGCGAGTCTCTGGAAGGCATTGTTATTGAAAAGCTTAAATCTGGAGAGGTAAAAACAAGATTCGGTGGCGTGAAGTCTTTTGATGATTTAATTGAAAGCTACTTATCAGCATCAAAGCTTGAGCAGATTGTAGAGCGATGTGTAGGAAAAAAGGCAGATGAATTTGCTAAAGAAATGAAATCTAGATACGACAACGTTTTCGCTGCAAAAGTTGTTAGCGCATTAAGTAAGCAAAAAATGCTAAGCCCAGAAATATCAAAATTACTACTTGGTGAAGGTGAATAAAAATGGAATCATACACAGGTACGGATAGCGTTAACGCAGACTTGGCAAAATGCCGAAGTAAGCAAGGTCATCGCTCTCTGTGGGTTATCGCTGCTGACAGCAACAAGAAAGATAGAGTGGTTAACGTTAAGAAAGTGGCAAGTTTGCCAGTATTTACGGGGTGTTAGGTATGTTTAAAAAGAAAGGATCGATAGTTCCTAGGTATTTGTGCGAAAGCATAGAAAGAAAAGCTCAGCACTTGGTTAAGTTTGGCTGCGATGTTGAGATTGTTGGCAGGACGGTCACGGCAAAAAGCAACGGGAATGTTATTGTAATTCCGTGGCAAAAACACGTATTGAAAAAGAAAAGACAAAGAACTGTAAAGGGGTTCAAGATGAAAGGAGTCAGTGTTAAGGGTCTTCAGCTCACCACTGCAATAGACTTTCCATCGTTCTCTTTATGATAAAACAAAGGCCTCAATTAAGAGGCCTTTTTGCTTATGGCTGAGGTAAATCTAAACCCCCTTCATACCAGCTAAGATAACTTGATATATCCTGCGCCGAAGCATCCAAGGACGTTAAGCGCAAAAGGTAGGCGGTGTTAGGCTTGAGCAGTCTCTCTGCACCAAGTACAGAAGAAGTTGACCCTTGCCCTTGATTAGACTTATTGCCGATTGAGTAAACAGGGGCGAAAGCTAGAAAGCCATCAGTTACTATTGACGCCCCAACTATAATCTTAGCCTCACCAGCAACTGGGTTTATGTCTGATGCGTTCTGGTAGGTGGCTTCAGTTCCTCCAGTGTAAGTAGCGCCGCTGTATATCTCACCTGAAACCCCTTCACCTGAGTAGCTGATAACCCTACCTTTTAGTGCGACAGGAAGCGATCCAGTTAAAAATATAGTGTTATTGGTTCCAGAGCCGGGTACAGCAGTAAGCAAAACAGATCCTTCATGCTGAACTCCATTTTTAGAGTTTGCTTCAACGTATGACTGAACCGTCAAAGCTCTATACCCTTCAAACACGCCAGCAGGAAAGCCGAGCTTCACCAGCATCTCTAGTAAATAATTTCTTGTGAACATAGCTATATCTCAGAGGGATGCCCCGAAGGGCGTTGAGGGTATGACTTGAGGGTAAGAGGTGTTAAGCGGCCGCCCAACGTGTGAAAGCCCTCAATTCTTTCACGGTGTTAGTATAACTTAAATCGTAGGCAATAAAAAACCCACCTGTTAGAGTGGGTTTTTGTTATACCTTGTCGGCGTTATTTGGTTTTGCGTTTTCGTTTAGGCTTTTCCGCTTCAACCTCTTCAGGCTTAAATCGCGCATCAATGATTCTAAATCCTTCAGCGCGATGCTTTGCCTTTTCTTCAGGTGAAACGGGATGCTTAAGATAGATAATCTTACCCATCCCTTACTCCTTACTTGTCTGCATCAGCAACAGTCAGTGTACCTAGGGTATGCTTGTTGCTTGAAACTGCTTTATCCCAGTTTGTGCCAGTGAATAGCGCGGCATCATTAGGGCTTGAACCGCCGTTTGTCTCATCCCACTTGTAACCCTTGAGCTGCAATCCGAATGAGTAATCAGCCTGCCATGTAGTTTCAATTCGAGTATTACCGTTTGAAGTTTCCATGTTGGTGATAATGTCTGATGCGTTGTCAACGATTACACCGCCAGCAGTGATAGATAGAACCTTGGTCTTGTTCGGAGTACCTGCAACATAAAGAGCTGGGATATCCGATACAACCATAATCTTACCAAGGATCGAAACAACTGTTACATTGCTTGACACAAATAGGCGTTCGCCATTCTCCAAGGCTTTAGTTGTTAGAGACTCGGAGCCGCTAGAGTGCATAATGTCACAAACCAGCATCCCAGACATGTCACCAAACTTATAGTGACCTTTGTTTAGCGCTACTTGAGACATGCCAGCAGTAGCTGAGACATCGTTAACCAATGCTGAGATATTTTCCACAGCTGCAACAGCTGCACCAACCGCAGTGTTTAACTGGTCAGCAAGAAGTGCGTCAGCGAAACCTTCAGAGATTACCATGATCGCCTCTGCTGGAGAGCGCAACAACCATGACATTTGAGAAGGTTCGAAAGTTACTGGACCAAAACCGCCAGCCACCTTTACGCCGCCAAATTCGCCTTGAGCTAAAGCTGTGCCAGCTTGTGGCGCGTTAGCTGTGTCTCGGTCTACTCGTCGCTGAGCGCCAGCTAAGGTTTGAAAGAATGCGTTCTTGGTGTAATTACCCTGCCATGCATTCGTATTAAGTACGATCGCACCACCTGAAGCCGCATTAAACGCTTCTAACTTTTGACCTAGCAACTCAATAGTAGTTGTATAAATCTCAGTGTCATAAACTTGCATGTTACTTAAAGCCATAATTTTACCCTTTTATTGATTAATGCCTTGGGCTTTAAGCCTTTGGCTGAGTCTAGATTGAACTGTATTACCAGAGCCTGAAGCTCCAGATGATTGTGTTACCCCAGCTCCGCCAGAATCGACACCTTTTAAAACTTTCTTGTATTCTGAGTTTTCAGCAGCCCAGCCTTTGAATGACTCGATACTATCTGCCACCACTTCACCGTCATGCTTAAACGTGTGGGTGGCTACATTGTCGTCATTATAACCAATTTCTAGCGCATTTGAAAACATGAGCTTTGCATGATACCCCATGTCACTATGAGCCATCTGCATTAACTCGCTCATAACCTCTGTTTTGTCTCGTGACATAAGTGCGTTCTGCGCGGTTTCTGCCGCAGCCTTTAACGCTGCTTTATCTTCAGCGTTGACCTTTTCATAGTGAGACTTGAGACCCTCCATGTCGCCAGCAAGCTTTAGCTTTTCTTCTTCCGCTAACTGTAAAGCCTTGCGCGTGTCTTCTGCTTGCTGCAACGCCTCTTGAGCCTTAAGCGCTGCCGCTTCTTTTTCTGTGCGGAATGAATCACGATTGGTAACTAGACCATTAACACGCTCATTAGCCATCACCATTAATTCCTCTGGTGTTTTACCTTCGAAATCTGCCGCTGTAAACTCGCTCATGTTATCCTCCAAGGATAGTTAGTGGCTCCTGCCACGTTATTGATTAAATGATTATATCATTAAACTGGTCGGAGCAGTATATAGGTGTAAATGGTGTATGGTGGAGTGAATTATTAAAGGAGGTTATTATGAAATTAGTTAGCGGCGAGCATGAGTCATTATCGATGGTTTCGCACGAGGTGGTTAAAGGTGATGATTTGGCCGAGACGATTGACGGTATGCTTCAATTAATGTCAAAGAGTAGAGGTATAGGTTTAGCGGCTAATCAAATTGGCTTGCTAAAGAGGGTCATAGTTGTTAGCGTTAGTGGTAAGGATGGCTATTTTGGCGAAATAATCAACCCTGTCATTACTAGAAAAACCGATACAATAAAGATGAGCCAAGAGGGCTGCTTATCGTTCCCGCACAGACAGTCTAGAATGAAGCGGAACTTCAAGGTTACTGTGAATGGGTTTGATCGTCATTGGAACCCGATATCAATAAATGCCAAAGGCTTGCTTTCTTTTTGCCTTCAGCATGAGATTGATCACTTAAACGGTATCACTATTTAGCCTTTCTGCTTCCTAAGTATCTTGCCTAGCGCGTTATTCCTCTCTGACATTTGCTTTAGAGTTAATGGCGCGTATAGGCTGTCAACTGTCATCTTACCAAAGGATTCAGGTGTAAGAGTTCCGTCTTTTATACCTTTTCTGAAAGCCTTGCCTAAAGTAGCACCCATTATCTTATCCATATCAGCAGCAGATAAGTTAGCGTCAATCATTTGCTGGTAATACATTTCAGCGCTTGATACTTGTTTTGGATCGCGTAAGCCGTCTTTAGTGAATGATGATTGCCTTTTAGTGTCTGCACTATCTAACTTGTACCGCTCGTCAACATCATAACTTAGTGCGCTTCTGCATCCTCTATGGCGCGGCGGAGACCATGCAGAAAACTTAGGGTTATCGGCTTTCATTGTGGTTTGATCGCCCTGCCTGCACGTCTGTGAGGTTTGAGAGTCTATAACAGCAATAAACACGTAACCCTTAACAAGTTTTGAGTTAGCCTCGCCAAATTGAACTCTTGTGACATTAGCAACATGGTTAACACCAGTAGCGGATAACGAGTCAGCCCCACGCCTAGACCTATCTAGCACGCTCTTTGATGCCTTGCGGCCTTGATAATGAATCTGGGTATACATTGCGTCGGCAATATCTTTGCCAGTTGTAGCGCCTTGCATAGAGGCTAGTGCAGCTGAATTAATCTCACTAACATAACCGTCAACAAATGACTTCTGCATACCTTTGTAAGTAGTCCACGATTTGTCACCTTGTTGAATTGGTGTAGCGATAACAGCCTGGTTAACATCTGACTTCTTAGGTTGGTTAATATCAACATCTGACTCTATAGCAGTATCTAACGCAAGAGTGCTTGCCGCAACCTCTTCAGCGCCAACAGCTTTCATGCTTACGTTATATTCAGCGATATAAGCGGCATATTCAGCTTTCGTTAGCGCATCGATATCTTTTAATATCTTATCGCGCCTAGCTGGGGTGATATTTTTATCTTCGCACTTACCTAAGATATCGAATATACCCGACTCGATACGGTTTAAGTATGGAATGATATCAGCGCCAATAGCCTTGGCTACTCGCTGGAGGTTAGCGGTTTGCTGTGCCGCCATTGTCGTCAAAACCTCAACGGTCATTAGCTATCACCTTGATTAGCCAACTGTTCACGCAGCGCGTCAACCTCAGCTTGCAGAGCCGCTTCTTTCTCGCTTAACCCCGCTAGCGACTCGCTATCTTTCATTAACTCATCAGCTATCTGCTCATTATCAAGCTTGGTTAAACCTGCTTGCCTTGCTGAATCGTTTAGCGTTACTTGAGGTAATACGCCACCTTGAACTAGCGCCAAGTGTACGTTAAGCATTTCAGGCGTCATGTCATCAGTAATAAACTTAGAGTTAACCTTGTAAGTGTCGCCAGTAGGCGCGCCTGCAAACATAGCTAAATACTCCATTTGCTGCTCTAATCCGCTTGAGGCATTGTGAGATATTCGCCCGAGCGTTGACAGAGATGAACCCGTCTCGATTTTCTTTTGACCTAATGTCATTGCTGAGCCGTTAGGCTGAACCACTTGAGCGCCAGCCTGGATCATTCTGTCTTGGTCGCGTAACATTTCTTGCGGGATTGCTCCAGTAGCTTCAAGCTGCAACAGCTCGACTTTATCCCCAGCCTTAAACATGTTCTTGCCCTTCGCGCCAGTATCTAAGCCTGTAGGGTTTAACGAGTCAAACTCATAACCTTCCATGTCAGTGAACACGTTTGTCTGGCCCTGCCCGTGATAGTAAAGGTTATCCCTGTTATCACAATCAAGCGAGAAGTGGCCTAGGTTGATATGAGCTAAGTCAAACATAGGAGGCTTTGAGTAAGCTGGAGTGTTAGCGTCCGAGCCGTAAAATACAAACGGGATTTCCTGCAATACCTTGCCGCTAGCTCTAGGTGTTGACTCTTCTGTAAGCTCGTCTTTGTCATTGTATAAACGATTCACATAAACGCCATTGATAAGCATTAGGCGTCTAGTGTACTCAACGCATTTATAACTGTAGTCGTCACCTTCAGATTTAACTGTGGTCGGTTCGTTAAGCGTGATATCAATAACAGAGCCATTCATAACGACTGCGCGAAGAATGTTTTTAGCCTCGTAACAAATAACCTTTGGTCGATACTCTGGCATTTCTTGCTCTGCTGCCGTCAGCTCTCTGTCGGTTGATTTCATATCAGATAATCCACCAAACCTACCATTAAGTATCAACTGGTAAGTGATGGTTTTCTCTAGCTCTTCGATGGCCTGGCCGCTACCGGTAATGTCTTCAGCTATGATTTGCATCTTAGGTGAAAGATTAGCTTCGGCTTTGTAGTTGTGGATCATGCCGTGGAAGCTTTCAACGGTCTTGCCTACAGCGTTAAAGAATCTACCTCGCGACCAATACTCATCACGCCTAGCTTTATTTGCTAGGTTTTTGTTGTAAGTGTAGTTAGCAGCTTTTTTTTGCCCGTCTTCGTCTAGATGGCTGTAATTCATCATAGGGCAATCAGGGTAGACTGTTGACGGTCTATCGCTTACTAACTTAATAACCTGTTTAGCGCCTTGGTTGCACGCGTCTATTTCTTCCCACATTTGCATGTGAGTGGGGTATTCGCAATCTACTTCGCGTAATCCTGTTTCTTTTGACATTATCTTAACCCTTTTGAATTTTGTTCATTGTATCATTAATGCCCAAGATTTAAACGCGTGGCTGGGCGGCGCACTGGAAACTGGTGATTTATAAAATACCCTAGAGCATCGTTTGGGTGGTCATTATCATGTGACTTATCAGGCTCGCCCTGCTTGTTGTATACCTGCTGCTCAAGTGATTCCGTTGTATCTGGGCATGTTTCAGGGTTGATAAAGTAACGACGCTCACCATTAGCGTTGCATAGCATAGCTTGGACTGATGCAACCCGATCTTTTACAAATGGATTCTTAGCGTTATTCCTTACCTCGAAATGCTCTTTAAGTTGGCTTATGTCTGTTTCGCTAGCGTTGCATGACTTTCGGTTATTGCCTGATGCGTCTGGGTAGATAATGCATTTGTGTTTAGGCCATCGCCGATTGATCTTATTAATCATATCTGGGGTGTCTAGTGCCCCCATAATCTCAGCTACTGCATGAGCTTCTTTGCCTCGCACAACATGAACAACCGCAGACATTTTGCCAACGTTAAAATCCATACCGATATGTAACTTATCACCCGGTTGAATGGTATCTCTTGAGCGATTAAGAAAGCGGTCAAAGCAAGTATAGACAGCACCGCTAGTAAGGTTAACAAAGTCACCTTCCAAGTATGACTTAATCAGATTATCTGGGTAAGTCTCTTTTAATGATGATATGTAGTCAGGTGGTAGATACTTTTCATTCTCGTATGTTGACGCTTGCACCATTGAATATGATTCAGTCGGGCTTTTAGAAAATTGAGAATAAACAAACTTAAACCCCTCAGGCGTTGTGGTTACCCCTATTGAGTTTTGGACTCCCGGTATCACTAATCTCATTCTAGCTATGATTTTGATCCACGCCTGATTAGCTTTATCTGTTGGCAATACGTCTAACTCATCACACAACGCCCGTGATATTTTAAAGCCAACAATTGATTTAGGGTTATCCATTGAGCGGCATATCACCGTTCCGTAATAAAACCCTGCCCGGTAAACATGAACTTCCTTGTTTGACTCTTTAATGTCAACAGTAAAGCCTAATAGCTCAGCCGCTTCTTCAAATGTCGGGTAAAAGATATCCCTAATAGCTGGGTATGACGGCCCAAAGTAACCTTGCCTAGTTCCTGGGTGGGCAGCAAAGAATTGCAGCAGGTCTAAGCAGCCAACAAATGTTTTACCAGAGCCGAACCCGCCAACGTAACCCCTGAACTTAGTATTAAGCCCGTTTAGAAATATACCCTGTGGATTACTTAGCTGAATACTACTCGCCACGAGTAACCTTTACCTTCCCTACAGGCTCAGAGATATTGAAATTGATTGATATGCTTTCCCCTGTGTCGTTATCATCACCGCCAACGCCTAGCATTTCATTCATTACCTTTACCGCTCCAGATGTGGCGGATAGGTTTTCTCTGCGCTGATTTCCTTGTTGGTCTGAATACGTTTCAAGCCCAGCTAAAGCAACCTCGTTAAGCCATTCTAAGCGCTGCTCAACGCTTATGGTAAACTTGGCCTTGGCTATTTTATCGGCCTCAATTTGAAGTTCGGAGATTCTTAGGGATATCTTGGGGTGATTGTATAAATTGTCTGCGTCAACGCATTGCGAAGGCTTACTCATATTCATGCTGTAACCAGCGTCAGCTCTAGCCTTGACCTTATCGCCACCGTTTTGCACAACATTCACTGCAAAAGCCTCTTGTTTAGGCTGAAGCTTTGCCATATCAATCACCAACTGGAAGCGCTAGCAATTCAGCAACCATTTCTTTCGGTAGCTCATCTGCATACTTCTCTAAAATTGACATAAGACCGTTAACATATGGTAGGTCAGTGATTTGCATTTTAACCACTAGATTGCCGTCACTATCAGGCTTTCTGATTTGCTTCATTGTTATCTCCCCGAGATTATAGCGCCCTGCGCGATATGTAATTATAACATTAATCGGGTAGATATAAAAAACCCTCATTTAAGAGGGTTGATTGCTCCATCTGCTGTCGATTGCTGGTTAGGCTTCATTACAGATTAACGTCTACACCATTTTCTATCGCGTAAGCGTGAAGTTTTGCGATGCAAGCTTTATTGACTTTATTCATGGTGTCCACTGTCATCTCTATGAGATCGTCGCCCTGCTTAATTACTACGTGGTCATTTTCGTATATAGTCATTGACACCCCATCGCATTCCGCGCTAACAATTACTTCCATCACTTCACCTCAATACATTTAAAATCAAACTTACGCCAGCTATTGGCCAATTCACCCTTAACCTCTTCCGCCGCCTTTTCGCACTCAGCCTTTGAGCTAAACCCATCGATTGATACCATCCCACCACCAGAGCTTATACCTAATGCAATTATTAATACCCAGTTCATTTTTGATTATCCTTTTTTGTTGCTGCTAGTGCTTTGCGAGACTTTATTACTTCATCGTCATCCTCTGGATTCCAGTTTCCAGCGTCACCGCTATTCACTAAGTCGCACCAAGCCCCAGTCTGCTCAATCAAAGCCTCACGCAACAATTTATTATCCGCTTGCAGCAGCTTGAGTTGCTCGGCTTGTTTGTCTACTTCATCAGAAAGCTGGATTATTTGAACATCTGTTTCGCACCAATCGTCAGGCTGTCTCATATCTATTCCTTATTAAGCCCAAGGGAGCTGTTAATTAATGTATCGAAAGCATGCAGTACCAATTCAAGCTCACCGTCTGCCTTGATTTTATCTGCGTCAGTTTTGCATTCGCTTTTTACGTACGCCAACTGCCACTCTTTTATCTTTTCAGTAATTTTCACCCTTCAATCTCCTTAAACGAAAAAACCCAATAACTTATGTTATCAGGCTTTAGTGTTTTTACTGCTCCGACCAGTTAGTTATTTAGTGGCTATCAAATAAAATAATGCGCTTACCGTTAATGCTACGAATGTCTTTAGCGCCCAACCTCTAATCTCTTTCATTGACTCTTCAGCGGTGGCTATATCCTCAACTGTTCTCAATCTTTTTGCGTGGTCGCTAGTTGTAGCCTCAAGCTTATCAACCTTAACGGTCTGCCCTGCGAATACCTTAGAGAGGCCATGAAGCTCCTTTGCAACACTGGCTAGCTGCACGTTGGTTTCCATTGCGGCCTCTTGCATAGCTTTGTTTGATTGCTCTTGTGCTAGCTGACTAGCTTTTAGCTCGGCCATGTAGACTCTAATGTCGCTGTCTGGCATTCTTAATTTTCTCTATTGACTTGTTTCGCTTTATTGTATCTTGTTTTGCCTCCACTAAGCAAAACCCAACAACGATCCAAAAAAACACTTGATACAATGTCACGAAAGCGCCTTGAAAAGGATCGTAAATCATCCCCCCGAACCACTGAACCGATAACCACCACATGTAAGAGTGTGACAATAATCTCGTAATATTCATACAAGACGTTTTCAAATCCCTTGATGCTGAACTCGCTGTAAAATGTCTCATACGAAATAATCTCGAACAAGGCCATTATGAAGCACGTTACAGCTGGCTTATAGTTGCCTAAATTCTCTTTGATGTTTAATAGGATGGTTATAGCAAAGTAGATGGATGCTATGGCGTATATTGCGAAGTAGATAAAGAATATAACTGAGTTTGGGTAATTGCCTGTTAGGTAGTTATATAGAGGGGATAATGAAAATGCTATTGACGCCATGACCGCTAGAAAACATATTGTTAGCCCCTTACTTGGCGAGGCCAGCGTGGCTACAAGGTACATAGCCACGAATACAGCGTTAGCAGGAATACTTTCAACCTGGCTAGCACTTAACCATAGCATTACTTTTTATCTTTAACCGGCTTGGTGGCGCTGCCAAGCGTATCAACAACCGGCTCGTCCTGCTCTGTAGGTTTCTTATCTTCGCACATAATTTACTCCTAATAATGAATTGAGTTCCCAACTATTACGCCAGTTGGAGCGAGATTTACCACCTCCTCGTACCGTTGTAACTGAGTCTATTTTAACACACCTTCGCTAACGTTAACCACCTTGCAAACATTTCTACCCTGATAATCTACATAATCACAGTTAAGCGTCTTCAGTGGTGGCTCTGTGACCTTTGGCGGGTGATACTCTACTAGGTAAGCTAGCGATATAAACCCAGCGGCTACAATTGATACTGTGACTATGCTTTCATATCTCATCTTTATTCTCGTGTATATTTCCGATCACAGTAAGATTGCCGTACTCGTATGCGTCCTGCTCTCCATCATCAAACCCAAATCCAGCATTGTTACCTGTAACTACAAACTCTACTGGGCATAGGCACTCGTAACTTGGATAATAGTAATCAGATTGAACAATATCACCTTCATAAATTTCCGTTCCGTTAACGTCTTTTAGACCGGTGAATTGACGCTTAGCGATAATTTCTACAGCAGAATAATCGAAAGTATCACGACCATCTATCATCCTATCTAGTGTCGTATAGTGCTTGGCAACTTTCTTATCGAATTCTTTTGTGCTCACTAAAAACATTATTTCGAACTTAATTTCTCTACTCACAATCAAACCCTCTTTGTTATTTATCTATTCAGTTAATTTAACACTTGCTACAAGTACATAGCTCCATATGGTATGGGAATGAAGAATCAAGCTCGTCAAACCACACCCCATGCTCATCACACTTAAAAACTTGCCAAGGAAGGCCAAACTCAACCATCCACTCAGCAACATGTTTCGGTACTGATATTGACTGCATTCCGTCCTCAACAATAACCTCGCCAACCTTGCCTGATAGAACCATATTGCTAAGATCGTAAACCTTGTCTCGCAATAGCTGATTCTCAACCTTTAAGAATTCATGCTCTTTTTTAAGCTTGGAATATAAGGTTTTGTATTTAGGTTCTGCAGCAAGTTTGATAGCCATTATTTATTCCTTCTTACCATTCAGTTAGGTGAAAATGATTAAACAATCCCTAAGAAATCAAAATTAATTGAAATCTTAGTCATTAATCATTCAGCATGGAGCCAATATGATGCCAATTCACGATAAGGTTAATCAGCTTGAGTATCTATGCGCTTAAACGCACCCTAACACCGTATACTCACATTATTTACCACTAGCAAGGGAAACCACTTAAAACGCCATATCTCGGTTTTGCTTTAGCCTGTGACAATAACAACTCTCGCAGCCCCGCTTTGTTAGGATCCAGCTAGCGGGTTAATCAAGATAACGGCTCGGTTATGGTTGCTCCCGACATTATCAGGGCAATTTGAAGCGGATCTAAGGTAAGAAAAAAGGCTTAGTGATTGAGTTTGGTGGGAATGCTAGCTATTAACTGGCACAAACTCTATCTCTAAACCTTCTCTGTTATCTGGTTCCCACGCCAAATCACAACTCAATTATACCGCTCTACAACTTACAAAACAACTACCGCGTGTGCGGCCACTTGCTTACAAGTACTTTTGAATCCATTTATCAGCGGCGTTGAAAGATTTAAATGTCTTGCTTTGGCTGAATGTCATTGCTGTAAATGTTCCGTTTGATTCCTCAGCAATACCAACTGTGCGATTATCTTCTTGACTGTAAAGTTTAACTAATTTCATTTTGGTTTAGTCCGTTTCGTTTCGATAACTTAATATAACCCATAAACCCTATTTAACTGCTCCGACCAGATGAATTTCAGCCAAAAAAAAGCCCCGAAGGAGAGCGGGGCGAAGAGTGATTGCATGGTTAGTTTATAGTGTGTTGGTTGCTAACTCAAATTTATAATTATTTTATTCGCAGACTCAGCATTAAAACAAGCATCTTCTGAATCACTATCAACATCAACTATCGGCTCGTATAGCTCGATATTAACCAAGCACTTTGGAATGTATGACCAGCAGTTTAAGTCGTCGCTAACAGCTGATTTAAACCACTCGTTAGCTTTGGTATCTTCATGCCACTTCAGGAACTCAGGTTGATCTAACTTCTTAAACCCTTGCTTCAATCTGTGAGTTGCGCCAGCTGGAATATTCATCAGAAACTCTCCGCGCACATAATCAAAATGCAAACCATAAACAAACCTACAACCTGGATCTTATTTTTAATTGATTGACTCATTACCATTTCTCCTTGAGTAACTTTTTCGATTCATCCATAGCTCGCTCATAGCAGCATACCGATGGATAGTGACCTGTGTTATTTTCTGAACTACTTACCAGCTGAGCTAGTTGATACTCTAACCGCTCGATACGCCGATTAGCGCTGAACAAATCCTTCTTAATCTGCTTCGATATATCCGTCATAAAAACCCCAATTAACTAAACTGCATGTATTGTTACACAGTTTAGCTAATTGACTGCTCTGACCAGTTACTTCTTTATTGCAAACGCAAGCCCGATAGAAAGAATTGTTAAGACCAAGCCCGCGCTGATCCATAGTGGAGATAAAACCCACCACCAAGACCAATCTATATAATCAGTTAGCTTCAGGCCAACAAACAAGATAGTTAGCAGACCGACAAAGCCTATACCACCACCGTTGCTATCACTTGATTTACTCATAATATATTCCTTATTGCCGCCTTAGCGGCTTAGTAGTTGATTGAAATGTGGGTAACTCACGATCATTAAAATGGCATTTGATCATCCCACCCATCGCCCAAATCTGGGTTTTGCTGCTGCTGAGGTTGAGGGTTAGTTCTCTGCTGTTGACCTTGGCGCTGAGGCTGCGGGTTTTGGTTTTGCTGGCGTTGCTGCTGAGGCTTTCCGCCAGACTGTAGCTCTTGCAGTCCATAAAAGATCTTACCATTACCAAGGATTGGCATTTGAACTTGCTGGCCGCGCTCCTCCTTGCTTGTAGATTGAGTAATAAACCCGTGGTCTCCGTAAGTTCCCTCATTATCTGGGTCTAAGAACATTGTTAAATCCACATACAATGCGCCAGACTGCGCAGCGAAAAAACGAGCCTTATCTAACTTTTTAACGTCTAATTTAATACTGATTCCGATTTTAGCCATGACATTTATTCCTAGTAGTTAATTTGAATATTTGCAATTTTACGTGATGAAATTAGTTTTACAGCTAGCTTTGCGCTGGCTTTATCTAGACCACCTTGAACAAAACAATCGAATGCTTGCGTCTTTATTGCTCGGCTATGCTTTTTGTCAGCTTCAAGCTTTGCAGCTTCCTGCTCTGCTGCAATTCTTGCTTGTTCTTGGCGTTGCTTCTCTTGCTCAACCGCTTGCTTAGCTGCTAACTCTGACTGCTGCTGAGCGTAAGCCTTGGCGTTTTCGGCGTCTATGGCGGCTTGTTTTTCCTGCTCAACTCTGCGCAACTCTGACTGATCAGCTTCGTGCTTTAATCGTTCGGTTTCAGCTGCTGCGTCCTGCTCAGCTTCCTGGCGCATTCTTTCGCGCATTTCCGCTTGTTCAACCTCTAGCTGTTGCGCGGCTTCTTGCTCTGCAATTTTACGCTGCTGCTCGTCAATGGCCGCTTGCTGCTTCGCTAGCTCGTCAGACTTGCGTTGCATTTCTTCAAACTGTAAAGCTGTTGACATTGCATCGGTTAGCTTGCCGATAACCTTAGACTGTAGATCTATAATTGCTGGCGTCTCTTTACCGTAAACAGATTGATCTGCATCAAAACAACCGCAATCATCTATCAATCCTTGGATAACCTGAGAGCTTTGATTGAATGCGCTCTCAATGTAACCGTTTAGAGTGTTGAAACCGTTTTGTATTGCGGCTTCCTTAGCTGCTTTGATGCGTTTCTTTTCTTCGTCAACAGCCTTGTATGCCTCTTGGTGAGGCTTTTGCGCTGCCTCAAGTATCTCCATTACTTCATTCTTTTTAGCATCTACAGCTCGACCACCTTCTAGGTAGAAAGCTTTTGCCTGCTTGTGCGCGCTAGTTAAAGCCGTTCTCGCTGGAGTTGTCACCTTTAAAACGTATTCCTTTGAAGCTTCGTAACCCTGCTTAGTTGTGCAATCTGGTAAAAAGTTACCTTTGTTTTGAATCTCTGCTAAATCAGCCAGTACTTTATCAAATGCTTTTAGTTGCTCACTCATTATTTGCTATCCTTATTTGCTAAGTTTTCTTTTGCCTTTTCTGCTTCTGCAAAAAGACGGTTAACCATTTGCTGGCGCTTCTCTTGCGACGCCTTAATTATTGTTAGTTTATCTGCCATTTTAGAGTTAATTCGGTCGTACATCATATTTACAGCTCTTTCATTCGGAGCCAGATGCAAGCTTTTGCACTCGGTTGTGATCCATTCCTTAAATTCATCGTTAGCAGCTCGGATCTTTTCTTCGTCTCCGCTTTCGACTCTCGCCTTTGCGTCCATCATATTCACGTATTCAGGGTCATCGAAATGACCTAAGAACACGTCAGCACTAAAGCCAAGCTTTGACAACGCTTTGCTCATTGTGTTTGTTTCAGCCTTTTTTGCAAAGTCTGGATCTATTCTTGCTTTCTCACCTGCTCCGCTTTTCATGGCGTAAGCATTGTTAATTGGGAATGATGATTTTTCACCATTCATCACATAGAAGAAAACAGCATTTACAAGAACTAGGCCAGAAACTTCAAACAGTTGGTAATCGTAGTTTATCGAGTCAAACCCCCAGCCTTTGCCATAAGTGCCAAACTTTCGCGTTGCTTCTCTTATTTGGTATTGCGGGTCTATCGATGTAAATCCGCCGCGCTGCTTCACTTCTTTGGTGAATGTCGGGTCAGTCTCACAAACATCATTCCAAAAATCTAAATTATTACTCATTGCAATCACTCCTTTTTAACTTTTAAACTTTCTTGCTCTGCTTTAATGCCGCATCGATTATTAGCTTCTCGATAAACTTTTGACGACTTCTTTTGTCGTTCTTTGCTGCCTCTTTAATTAACTCATTCTCTTTATGTGGGATGTCACATTTAAACGTTGCCATATTGATTCCTTTATTTACTTGACGGGGTTAATTATGGGGTATAGTATTACCCCTGTCAACAACAAATTGGAGTTTAAATAAATGAAGCGATATACAGATCTAAGCATTCACGGCCAGCAAGTAGAATGCAGATACCTAGTTAAAGATACGATCGAACACCTAAACCTTTTAATCGGTGGTCAATGGGTTGGAATGGATGACCTGCTAAACATAGATGAGGTTTACCTGGCACTAGATGCTCATCATCAAAACTTACTACAGGAAGATAATTGTGAAAGCTAAAGATCGCAGACACCTTGGCAAGGTAGCAGCTATGGGGTGTATCGTTTGCATGAACCATAACAATATCGATACCCCAGCAGAGATACACCACATCGGTAACGGTACGATGGGCAAGAAGGCTACCAACTATCAAGTTATACCTCTTTGCCATTACCACCACAGAACAGGTGGCCACGGCGCAGCTATTCATGCTGGCCGTAAAACGTGGGAATCTAATTTCGGCACTGAACAGCAATTGCTAGAGCAAGTAATGGAGATGATCAAATGAGCGATTATTTTTTCACCATCCCAATATACGGGGTGGTAACCACGACAAAGAGCAATAAGAATACGGCGATAACTTTAAACTGGAGAGCTAACGCGCATAAGTTTACCTACAGCAATGCTAAAAAAAAGTTCTCAGCATTGATGGCTGAGCAGATAAAAAGCTTTGATCCAATTGATTGCCAAGTATCAATTAAATACGTCTACTACGCGAAAAGAAAAGGGACTGACTTGGATAACTTTATCGGCATGGCTAAAAAGTTTTTTCAAGACTCGCTGGTTGACCACGGATTCATGCCTGACGACAATGTTAAATTCATAGTGGCAAACTCTGAATTTTATGGTGGTATAGACAAAGAAAACCCAAGAGTTGAGGCATTTATAACAACTTTGGATTAAGCAAAAGGAACTTAAGAATGAAATTCAAAATAGGCGATAGAGTGAAACACATTGACCATCCGTTTTTAAGTGCTGGGGCTGTAACTGGCGTTCTTGGCGGCAAAGTTAATTCTCCTAGTGGACTAATGTACTTAGTTAAGCTAGACGAAAAGGCGCCTAACGAATACGCCTGGGATACAGATGAGGTTTTAGCTTTTTCAGAATACCTGGAGGCTGAATAAATGAAATCAATAACAGTTAAACCCGAACACTCAAAACTTAGGCAGCTAGCAATTAAAGCTAAAACTAATCACGGGTATAAACTATCGCAAGAAATGCTTAAGGAGATTGAAATGATAGAAATCCCAATGTTAAGTACAGGCCAAAAACATGACGATGAAAAACCAATGTATAACTTACTTCCAGCCAATGCGATCGACTCAATGGCCAAAGTAATGACGTTCGGCGCAAATAAGTACGCGCCGAACTCCTGGCAAATGGTTGATAACCCACTGGAGCGATATAGAGCAGCTTTATTGCGTCACGCTTTCGCTATCCAGCGCGGTGAACTTATCGACAACGAGAGCGGGCTACCGCATTCTGCTCACGTAATGGTTAATGCAGCGTTTATCAACGAACTTGAGGGAAGCAAATAATGACAACAATCGCCTATAACCACGAAAGCAAGCAGATAGCATATGACAGCCGCTCAACTCGCGATATTACGATAATGTCAGATAGCGTTGACAAAAGAATAGAAAGAGATGGTGTATCATTTTTTATGTCAGGCTGTGTTGCGGACTACGATTTACTGATAAGCATATATTTTGGTGGCAAGGAAGAGTTAGTTCCAGAGTGTAACGCCTACGCGGTATCAGAAAGCGGATGCTTCAGAATTGGAGTTAGCGAAAGCGGAGAATTCTGGCAGCAGAAGTTAGAGCACAATGAAGCAATGGGAAGTGGTTGGCAATGGGCAATAGCAGCGATGGACTTAGGCAAAACAGCAAGCGAAGCAGTTGAATACTCAAAAACAAGAGACTCCTGCACAGGTGGGAAGGTAAACGTTTTTGATATACCACCATTCATAGGTAACAACTAATGCAACAATGGTACATAGACAAAATGAAGCAAGCAGCGACATTTAAAGAAGCTAGCAATTACGCGCAAATGGCTGGGTTAACAATTCAAGACTTGATGCGTATTAGATATTTAGAGGAGTGAGTGATGATTGAATTTATTTCGTCTATTTACGCTTTATTTCTTTACAACGAAATAGAATAGTTATATTATTAATCCATCGAAGCAAAACACACCAAGGATTACAAAATGAAAACACTTACTAACCGCATAAACGAAAAGTTCACTTTCCTAACAATAGTTTTTGAATCAAGAGAGGAAGCTGAGAAGAATTGTGATGAGAATATGGGCGAATGTGTTTGCAGAGCAATAAAAGCTCTAGATGGTGAGAATGGTTTTGTAGTTAAAAGTGCAGACGGTTACAAAGAATTTATTAAGGTTGCAATATGATAAAAAGGATTGAGGTGGCGCTCACGCAGAGCGTCAAACTTCCAAGATTCAACATGAACAAGGGCGACAAATGGGAAGTTAGGCCGGACAGATTTGAACGTGAAGGTTTCAAGCTTGGCGGAGGGTTTATTAACAACGATCAATTTGAGGTAACCAATGAAATCAGAAAAAGAGACAAGAGGTCGCAAGGCTAAGCAGTACGAACGAACAAACTTACGTATACCTGTAGCACTTAGGGCTAAGTTTAAGCGGGAGATACTAGAGTTTGAGCTAAATCTAGAAGAAAACAAACCCTCCTAGCGAGGGTTTTTTATTGCTTATTTTCTAATAGGTGGTTGACTGTTGATGTACCTTAGTTGTACAATAGATGTATCTTATAATGTGAGGGTTTAAAAATGGCGCGTATTGGAGTTGAGTTCGGTGATAAGCAAGTATTTCAAATAGACGATTTAGCTAAGTCTTCAGGCTTTGGTAAGTCGCGTATAGCTCGTGCAGCAATGCAGATTGGGCTAGCAGCTATCAGAGACGCTGAAACAGATACTAGACGTGATGAGGTTATTGCGATTAATGATCTAAAGGCTATCAATTAAAAAACCCGCTGGCGGGCGGGCAATTTGTTTATTACTAACGGGGTTAATTATGTCACAAGGTTGGATATGTGTACATAGAAAGCTATTGGATTGGGAGTGGTTTGATGATCACAACACATTCAGGCTGTTTATGTATTTCATGTTAAAAGCTAATCACCAAGATAAGAAATGGAAAGGCATTCTTATTAAGCGTGGGCAGCATTTAACATCACTAGACAAGATAGTCGCTGGAAGTGGTTTATCAAAAAGCCAAATTCGAACCGCTATAAACAAGCTAAAATCGACACGCGAGATAGCACACGAAACTAACGCGCAACACACTGTTATTACTATCATTAATTACAATCTGTACCAAGCGAGTGACACACAGGTTAGCACGCCAGTGACACACCAATCGCACACGAATGACATACCAGTGACACCTAACAACAATGTAAACAATGAAAACAAAGAAGAAGTCCCTAAACAAAAAAAGAAGTCTGCAAAGAAAAGGGCTACTGCATTTCCTGATGATTTTACAATAACTCAGGAAATGGTTGATTGGTTTAAGAAGCAGGATTTTAATATAGATCTTGGAGTGGCGACAGACTCTTGGGTTGATGGGATGATATCTAAAGGCCTTACTTATGTTGACTGGACAGCAGCATGGAGAAACGGAATGAAGAATGCAGACAAGTGGAGCAAAACATGATTTACAACGAACAGCTAGAACAAAATATATTAGGTGCAATATTCTGCCTTAACGGTTTTGGTGAAACGGTATCGGATGTTTTAGATGAAGTTAAGGTTGAGGACTTTTACTCTCAGTCTCACAAGGCTATTTACTCAGCAATGCTTGATTGCAACTCAAAAGGAATTAGCCCAGATGTAAACACTATTGGAGGGCATAGGTTTTGTGAAGATCAGTTTATGTACATTATGGAGATGTGGAAAGGAACGTCTAGCGGAATAAACCTAAGAAAGCATTCAGAGTCACTGCGCAAGATTTCAGAGCTTAGGCGAACGCAAGATCGCGTTAACTCTATTAACGAGATTATTAGCTCCAATGGTGACTTAGATGAAAAGCTAAACGAGATTGAGCAAATATTTTCTGCCGACATTGGGTTTTCATCAAATGAGATTGGAGCCAAGCACATTTCTGAGTGCGCAAGTAACTATCTTGATTACCTAGATAAGCGTTGGAACAATCCAGATGATGTTATTTTCACGACAGGGATACCAGAGCTAGATGGAATTTTTGGAGGTGGACTAGAGGTTGGTCTTCACGCGGTAGCAGCTAGACCAAAGATGGGGAAGACAGAGTTAATGGGTAAAATGATCAACCACTTTGCCGTTGATAGAAACCTTCCTGTATACGTAGGATCGCTTGAAATGCCAGACGACCAAGTTATGCATAGACTTACTAGCTCATTATCTCAAGTTGGCAAAGATGAGATAAAAAACAACTTCACCAGCACTGAAGGTCATTATGATGCCGTTGCGTTTAGCGTGTTTAAAAAAGGGCTTTCAGACCTTGCAAACACCAATACTTATATCGACACAAGACACACTAACACGGTAAAAAAAATCCGCAGAGAATGCGTAAAGATACAAAAAAAGCATGGAAGGGTTGGCGGTATATTTGTCGATTACCTTGGGCTGCTAGAAAGCGACGGTAAGCACGATAGGCACGATCTGGCTATTGCTCACATGACAAGAAGTTTAAAAGGTATGTCAAAAGAGTTTGAATGCCCCGTTGTAATGCTTTTACAGCTAAACCGAGGCTTAGAGTCGAGGGATGATAAAAGGCCAATACCAAAAGACTCGAGAGATTCAGGATCTATTGAGCAGGACGTTGATAGCTGGACTGCAATTTACAGAGATTCCGTATACAAGCCAGAGTCGCCTTGGAAGATGATTACAGAAATAATAGTAAGGCTAAACCGACACGGTGAAACTGGAACCTGCTACCAGGTATTAACATCAAAAGGCTTTGTAAATGCTGATGAGCATACAGTTGCAAAGCTAATTCACGATGAAGAAGTAGCAAGGCAAAATAAAGAAGATAGTAACGGAGACGGGTATGTCGGAAGAAGCTACTCGAGCAAATAAACCTAAAACCAAATTAGAGCAGCGTATTGACGCGTTAAGGAATAAGAAATGATTATCAATGTAGGCGATGAATTCGAGATGGTATACCCATTTAAGATTATTGAAAACATTGTAGGCAATCGCTACGAGCCAGAAATAATGGAAAATTGGTACGCTGGATGTAAAGTAACAGAGGAGGAGGACGGTTCTGGTTATGGATATGAAAGGCACTTCACCGCCAACGGTGAGGGCAAGGTTATCTATAAGGTTTTGGCTATTGTTGAAATGCCTCAAAAATACATTGATAGAGTTGTATTTCTAAGAAGTCTTATAGATCCAGATGGTAGCAAGTATAGCAAAGGCGAAGTTAGAACTTTAACGAAAACCTTATTCGATAGGGACGTAAAGTCAATAACCCCATTTAAACCAGATTACGAGGTTGAATGATGGCTGAAACAATACAAGAGCGGCTACACCGACTTGCTAACGCTGGGCGTAAAGCTCCAGAGAAGCCCAAGAGTGAGTTTGAAATGCCAGTTGATACCATTGAGCCACCGAAAGGTAAAGGCTACTTAGATAAGCTGCTAGACGCTGTAGACGTTAAAGCTATAGGGAGGGTTA